CAAAAGAAGTACCATTACATCTATAAAACAACTTGCACTGTAACAGGAAAGTTCTATGTAGGTATGCATTCAACAGATAACCTAGAAGATGGTTACATTGGATCAGGGAAAATTTTGGGTTACTCACGCAACAAATATGGCGATGAGAACCACGTAAGAGAAATTGTTGAGTATTGCACATCAAGAGATAATCTGAAACAGAGAGAACGAGATATAGTAAATGAAGATTTACTAAAAGATCCACTTAATATCAATTTGAAATACGGTGGTGAAGGTGGTCAAACCTCTGAGAGTTCACTTTTAGGTTGGGTAAATTTAGAACGTAGAACACTTGCATCTAACAGATTAAAAAATGAATGGACTGATGATTCATTCAGAACTAAAATGTCATTACTTTCAAGTGAAAGAATGAAAATATTGCATCTCAATGGAAAAATCAAACATGATACTTTCAGTGGTAAAAAACATTCAGAAGAAACAAAAATAAAAATAGCAAAAAGTGTTTCTATTGCACAAATGGGAGAAAAAAATTCTCAATATAAAGTTAAAAGGTTTGGTGTAAGTTTAGATGGTGTATATAAAAATGTTTTAGCTAATGACCTTCAAAAATATCTTGATTTAGGTTGGATAAAAGGTAGAAAAATATCAAGACAAAAATGATTGGATATCAGTAACAAGACGATATCTAACGCTAGCTGTCACTCGTGGCTAGCACTAATATTCCGTGAAATTCAAGCAAGGTGCAAGGACTTGACTGTTAATCAATGACTAGGTGGGTTCGATTCCCTCACACGGAGCCAAAACAGTGTTTATGATAAATACTCCTATTAATTAGGAGAATTTCAATGCATAAACCGATTAAATTAATGACTGATACTGAAATTGGTCAATACACATTACCAGATGATCTTCAGGTATGTCACAGATTGAACTGTAATGCAGATTCAGTAAGAGAATTAACACGTAAGGCTGTTGCATCTTTAGCTGCTGCATTAGATAAATCTGATGAAGAATTTGATCACCATGTTCCAAAAGCATTAATGCATTTAGCTTTACTTGATCACTTAACTGATCGTAGAACTATTGGTTCAATTTGTGATTATTTGAATTTTTGATAACTGAACCACACAGAGCAATTAGAGCTTGACTGTCGTAGTTATGGCCCTGTAGCTCAGTGGTAGAGCAATCGACCGATAATCGATAGATGCTGGTTCAATTCCAGCCGGGGCTACCAAATGGGATGTTAATTCAACGGTAGAATACAGTGCTGATAACGCTGCTACAATGGTTCAACTCCATTACATCCTACCAAAATCAAGTGGAAAGCAAGAGCCACAAAGTAAATGTTAGATGGTCTCCCGCCGATGATCATCTTTGCTGTGATTAACAGCGTCAGTAGTGATATTGAGAAACAACGGGGTAAGAATCCCAATTTAGTCGGTTGGTCAAATTCATGCGGCATTCATATAATGGTTATTATCCCGGCCTGTCTAGTCGGAGACGGGGGTTCGATTCCCCCATGTCGCGCCAAAAATATGGGATTCAAGCATTAAAGTGATGCAGGAGGCCTTTAACCTTCAGAACACGGGTCAGTACCGTGGAGTCCTACCAAGTTAAGCAGTGTTATGGTGAGGATTGGATCTTCCACTGCTTGTTAGTTATGGGTTTCAAACTTTGATGGTGAAGCACTGCCTCTTAAGCAGCTAGAACCGAGTTCGAGTCTCGGGAGACCCACCAAAATTAAATGTGAACATTTAAAAATTATGCTTCTCGAGCCAGTTGGATAGGCGGTGGATTGCAAACCCACTTAATAGAGTTCGATTCTCTAGAGGAGTTCCAGATAAATAGGAGATATAAAATGTCAAAGGTAGAAAAGAAGAAAGCTAAAATCCAAGAACGTATTACACAATCGGAAACTGATCTTCGACTATCTCTACAAAAGAAATCTTCTGCTACTGAGATCAACGTTCCAGCTAAAACAAGAGAAATAGCTGAACTTAAAGCTCAATTAGTAGCAATGTAAATAATGCCCCTGTACGCTAATTGGTAGTGCGGGAATCCTCAAAAGGTTCTGGTTGTAGGTTCGAATCCAACCAGGGGTACCAATTTAAATCTCGGTGTAGGCAAGTGGTATGTCGCTACGTTTGGGACGTAGTCGTCGGGTGTTCGATTCACCCCACCGAGACCAAATTTTCAGTGTATGGGATAATGGTAGTCCTCGAGTTTTGGAAGCTTGATGCGGAGGTTCGATTCCTCCTACACTGACCACCAATTTATGCGGCGTGTAATGTAGTGATAACATATCTCACGGTGAATGAGATTTCGATGGTTTGATTCCATCCCGTCCGCCCAGATTTCAGTACGTGGTGACAAGTGGACGTCGACTAGTTTTGGAAACTAGAATATGCGGGTTCGAGGCCCGCCGTACTGACCAAAATTTATGGAGTTCGTAGTGTAAAGGTTTAGCACCCTAGTCTGTGAAACTGGTAGAGCGGGATCGATACCCGTCGAACTCCCCACAATATTGACCGTAAGCAAACAAGGTGTAGGCGTTCCGCTGTTAACGGAAAATAAGCCGGGTTCGATTCCTGGACGGTCAGCCAATTTTATTCCGTGGTGCGCAGAGAGGTAATGCAGCTGGCTGTTAACCAGTCACCGAAAGGTAATCGTAGGTTCGATCCCTACCCGCGGAGCCAACAATTATAAATACATCTTTGGAGTATAAAGATGAAACTTAAAGATTTATTTTCAGGTGTTGTTACAGGAAAACCTTTAAAACTTAGAGGTATGTACAACCCTAAAGATGCCGAAACTACTCTTTCTACAAATGTTTCCAAACAAACGGTGACTGTTAAAAATAACAGTACTGGAGAAATAATTGGAAAGAGAACAGTTTATCAGAAATAAATTTGCTCTTTTAGTATAGTGGTTACTACAACTGTTTCGTAATCAGTGATCAGGCGTTCGATTCGTCTAAGGAGCACCAATAAATTAAGAGTCGTGCTCGGGGCTGAGCTCATTGACACCACAGCAAATGCCAACTGGATCAATGCTCTTATCCAAATACATGCTGCTATCGACTATCGGTAAGGTCGCTACCCTTTCAAGGTGGAGAGCGGGGTTCAACTCCCCGTAGCAGTACCAAATTATTGACAACCGGTTTTACATAGGGTTATCCTTTTAAGATTTTCCCCCTTAGTATATTTTTTGTTGTCATATGCCCTTTTAGTACAATGGTAGTATAACGGTTTTGTAATCCGTGGATTGCAGTTCGATTCTGCAATTGGGCACCAATTAAGCAACCTTAGTAAATGTGGTCATTACGCTGGCTTGAAACACCAGATGAACTGGTTCGATCCCAGTAGGTTGCACCAATATTATTTTGCCTCTGTCGTATAGCTGGGGCGTACGTGAGCCTGAAGAGCTTGAGGAGACGGTTCGATTCCGTACGGAGGCACCAAAAACATTTTGCAACCTTAGCTCAGTCTAGTAGAGCACCGGCCTGAAAAGTCGGGTGTCGTTGGGGCAGATCCAACAGGTTGCACCAGAATTATACCCGTCGTAGCTTAAAAGAAAGAGCGTTACCGTGAAAAGGTAAAGGTGTAGGTTCAAATCCTATAGGTGGGGCCAAACAATAGGGGATAAATCGATTGGAGCAGATAACTGGCTTTGACCCAGTGTGAGAAGGTTCGATTCCTTCATCCCCTGCCATTTTATTCCTCTATGATATGAACATCGGTCCTGTCTTTGAAACAGGTACATGTAGGTTTGATTCCTACTAGGGGTGCCAAAATTATCTCGCGTCTGATGGAACGCTGTGGGTCTTCTAAGCCCTAAAGGAGAGGTTCGATTCCTCTACGCGGGTCCAAATATTATGGGTAGCTCATCGTCTAATTGGCAAGAACCTGGACTCCAAATTCAGTTAATGTAGGTTCGAATCCTACGCTGCCCGCCAAATACTTGCCTTCGTACGCTAATTGGTAGTGCGGATAGTTTTAGAAACTGTTGGTTGGGGGTTCGAATCCGCCCGAAGGTACCAAATAATAAGCCCGTCTACGCTAATTGGTAGTGCGGTTAGATTTAAAATCTGATGGTTCTCGGTTCGAATCCGAGGACGGGCACCAAAGAATTAGAAGCAGCTGGTAGAACAGCAATCGGTATGGAGGTCACGTATCGATGTCAAGGATCAAGTCAGTTGGGTGACGTATACTGAACGCTCCAAACCCTCTTACGGGGAAGACAAGTTGGTGAACGTGATGTCGAAGTCACAAATCCAATCTTCTTAAACAAATTTATCGTCTTCGTATAGTGGAAAATATATAAGCCTGCGAAGCTTATGACGTGGGTTCGATTCCCGCAGACGGTACATATCGACATTTTGGCAGATTCCTATAAATAAATTTTATAGGAGGAAACTAATATGTCAAAACAAAAGAAGTACCATTTCATCTACAAAACAACTTGTAAAGTTACGGGTAAATTTTATGTAGGTATGCATTCAACAGATAACTTGGAAGATGGTTATCTTGGTAGTGGGAAAATTTTGGGTTACTCACGCAAAAAATATGGCGATGAGAACCACGTGAGAGAAATTGTCGATAAATGTTTATCAAGAGATGAACTGAAGCAGAGAGAAAGAGATATAGTAAATGAAGATTTACTGAAAGACCCACTTAACATCAATTTGAAATATGGTGGAGAAGGTGGTCAATCTAGAAGTGTAGCAATTAAAAATTGGCAAAATGCTGAATTCAGAATTAAACATTCAAATAGTTTAAAACAGAAATGGAAAGATCCTTCTTATAGAGCTGCATGTACAACCGGTATCTGGCGAAGTCAAGCTATGAAAGAAAAACATTTAGCTGGTAAGATTGATTATGCAACGTTTACCGGTAAACACCATTCTAAAGAAACACGATTGAAAATGTCTGAGTCTCATAAAGGACTTCAAGACGGTGAAAAGAATAGTCAGTTTGGAACTTGTTGGGTAACTAATGGTGTAAAACCCATCAAGATAA